GGAAAAGTTCTTCAAGTATTAACACTTGATAACAAAGATATGTTAAATGCTGATGGTGTTGAAGATGAATCAGTAGGTCAACAATATTTAGAAACACACAATAATTGGCCTGCACAAATGTGGATTCAAACTTCATACAATACAGCGAGTAATAAACATAGCTCTGGTGACGATTCAAAAGCATTTAGAGGAAATTACGCAGGTATAGGTTATGAATGGGATGAAGATAATAATATCTTCTGGCCAAAATCACCTTATCCATCTTGGGTAAAAGATACTGCAACTGCACAATGGCAATCACCTATCGGTGATGCTCCTGCATTAACAGCAGAACAACAATCACAAAATGATGCTGAAACACATAGATGGGCATATGTGTGGAATGAAGAAGGTCAGTCTTGGGATATGGCAGATAGGAAATTGACAGAGCAACCTTAATCTTATAAACAGGTATGTGGTATGCATAAGAAAGTATTAACTGAACAAGCGTTATATTATGGTGATGTGGCAATGCCAAAAGGTTTCGAGATAGATCGAAACAAATTAGTGCATGATATTTTGCAATCAAATATAACTAAATCAAAGTTTCCATTTTCAAGAAACTGGGATAAATTAACTACTTATATTTCAGATCATTTTCGTCTTAATTATGAAACATCTTTAATTAATAAAAAAACTTGGGGAAATATTTATAAACCTCAAGAAACTACAGTTCCATTATTAAATATTGATCCCGTCGATTTACGTAACTCCCCTGACTATACATTATTATACGGTGCACAAGTAAAAGATTGCTCTGTGCGTGTGTATTACGAAGACAATAGACGTAAAGGCAGAAGCTGGGATATACCATTAGAAAACAATAAATTTATCATGTTTCCATCAACAAATATGTATTACTTAACTAATAATCAAAAAAATAATTTAAATTTTGTACAAACTATAACTTATGAATATATCTAATTATTATTGGTATTTTAAATCTGCATTAACACCTAAATTTTGTGATGATGTTATAGCTTATGCTAATCAACAAAAAGAAGTTATGGCTAGAACTGGTGGGTATGACAAAGAAAAATTAAATAAACAAGAAGTTTTAAACATGCAAAGAAAAAGAAAATCAGATTTAGTTTGGTTAAACGATAATTGGATATACAAAGAAATACATCCATATGTTCACGAAGCGAATAGAGCAGCTGGCTGGAATTTTGATTGGGAAAGAAGTGAGTCTTGTCAGTTTACAAAATATAAATTAAATCAATACTATGATTGGCATTGTGATAGTTGGGATAAACCTTATGAAAGAGATAATAAAGATCATCCAGAACACGGTAGGATTAGAAAATTATCTATGACATGTCAATTGACAGATGGGTCAGAATATACAGGTGGTGAACTAGAATTTGATTTTAGAAACTATGATCCACATATGCGAGATGAATCAAAACATAGAATACAATGTAAAGAAATATTATCAAAAGGATCTATTATTGTATTTCCTAGTTTTGTGTGGCATAGAGTTAAACCAGTAACATCAGGCACAAGATATAGTCT